CGATGAGGAGCGCAGCGAAGCGCCGAAGTACGGCGCGACGCGATGATGTGTAAATTATGACCATTCGAATTTAACTGGGCGGAAACGTCCGTTAGTGCCGCCTTTTTCTGGGCGGAAACGTCCAATGCCAATACCAGAACCTGCGGCGGTGAAGACATCTACAAAAACTTCTTTTGTAATTGTGTCGTCCATAATCATAAAGTCGATGTAGGATTTATATCCTGTGTCAACGACGGGGAAGGTTCGCCATACGCGCTTACCGGATCCGCGTACACCGTCAGCATTGACGTTGAGCCGTTCGCCGCGGACGTCGGCTTGTTTGACATCCAGCTTTGGATCGTTCAGTGGGACGACGTCGGCTTCAAAATATTTGGTGTAGGTAGATTTGCCGCGGCCCGGAATTTGTGTGCCGAGTTTTTTAGCGGCGGCAGACAGACTAAACTTAATTGCCATAGCGGGGATGATGATGTTTCCATCTTTATCGACGGTGCATTTTGAACGCCATGTTCTGGTTTCGTAAGCGTCGGCTGTTTCTTTTGGCAGCTTGGGCTCTTCATGCATTTTAGATTGACTATAAGGTGCGATACCTTCGAAGTGTACTCTTACATTACGCATTTAAGTTCTCCTTTTGCGAAGTTAGTGTAAAGGAGTATATGCGATGCTATAAGATAATGTCAATACTATTAGTGAATATCTGATAAAATAGATTGTTCCATCTCTACATGTGCCGCGGCGGACGCCATTGCGGCACCTAAAATGCCCAAGACGTCTTGTTTGTCGGGGCTTCCCTTTAAAAGACGGAACAGGGCCGCGGTCAGTATACCTGTGTACGCGGCCCCTGCGTTCAGTTCGGCGTCAATTAATTCGTCTATTAAACTGTTGGTTTCTTTCAACGCGATTATGTAATCGTCTTTGTCAGACATGAAAACGCCCCAAAGTAAACTTCAGGGCGCTTCCAAATCTTTTATGAGGTAGGCCCAGAGTATATGATATTATGCGACAGGTCAAGCGTTTTCTTTCTCACGCTTGTAATTTTCAAAAATTATCCGCAGTTGTCCGCTGATCGTGCGTCCTTCGGACTGTGCAAGCGCTTTGATCTCTTTGTAGACCTCAATCGGCACGAGGACGCTCTTCCATTTATCGGTATCCATATATGAACCTCTCTAGTTTTGTCCAACAATATAGGATGTTATGCGAAATGACAAGAAAAAACCCGCCAGTTATCAAGGAGAACATGTCAAACTGGCGGGTAAGTTATGATTGAGGCAAATCAACCAATGAGCAGTACATCAATCTCTTAGACGGCTTCGCCCCACGAAGGGCCGACTTCCACGTCACAGAGACTGGGCACAGTTAATGGTACAGCATTTTCCATTATGTTGGCAACCTCTTTTGCATCATCTCTGTCTTTAACGGACATTGCGATTTCGTCGTGGATCTGGATCAGCGGGATACGACCGCTTTCATAGATATTCACCATAGCTTGCTTTGTCATATCAGCGGCGGACGCTTGGATCAGGCGGTTCAGCGCTTTGTACGTGTAAGCCCGTTTTAATCTGGTTGTGTCGCCATATGTTTTCACGGCTTCTTCGTAGGGCATTGCCTTGTTCATGGCAAATCCGTCTGGCTCCCAGAGGTTAAAGCGCAGCTTACGACCAAGCAGAGAACGCAAAGCGCCCCGACTGTCCCGTTCATTCAGCCTGTTCATCACGCCGTTCATCAAAGCTTTTACGAACGGAACGCGCTCATGGTACTGGGCCACGATAGTTTTGGCTTCATCCACCGGAATGTCTAACTGTGCCGCCAGTTTGTTCACGCCCATACCGTACATCATGCCAAGGTTAATGGTTTTGGCTTGCTTACGCGGTATTTGTGCCATCTCTGCGACCATCGTGTGGAAGTCTGTGCTACTGTCTTCGTTGTAGCTGGTTACAAACTCTTTCGCTCCTTTGAGCGGACGGCCCCGTTGTTCACCAAACAAGTGTGCGTAGTGAACCAAGATCCGTGGTTCTTGTTGCGAGAAGTCTATTGCGGCCCACTGGTCCCCTTCTTCTGGAAGAAAGAGGCTGCGGATCATTGGCCCCAGTTCCGGATCCCGCGCAGGGATTTGTTGGAGGTTGGGGTGGTTCATGGATATGCGTCCAGAAACTGTTCCGCCATCGTCGGAGCGAATTTGATTTATGTGCGCGTGGATACGCCCGTCTGATCTGCAATGTTTGAGGATCGTGTTGATGAACGTGCCAGATGTTTTGTTTAGGTTTCTGGCAGTCACGATTAGCTGCGCCAATTCGTGCGGGTGATCGGACAGAAAACTTTTTGTGAAGGACGGCTGTCCCTTTTCTGTCTTTTCGTATGGCAGGGACGCCTCGTCAAAAGCCTTGGCTATCGACTGTGCCGCCCAGATTTCTACGTCAAAGCCGACGATACTGCGTATTTTTTTCAGAACTTCTTTTTCTCGTTTAAGAAGCGCGTTCCGCGTTCTTTCGGCTTTGTCTGTATCAACGCGGACGCCGCGCCATGTCATGTCAAGCAGGCAGGGCAGGAGCCGTGTTTCGACGTCCACGATATTTGTCAGGCCGTCTTTAGCTATTTCTACGGAGAAGTAGTTATGGAGTTCGAGCGCCAGTTCAGCGTCGGCCTCTGCGTAGGGTCCTACGAACATGGCGGGCAGTTTCCACATTTCGGCCTTTGGGTCTACGCCAAAATTTTTTGCGGCTTCGACCAGTTCTTTCTCCGACTTGACCTTGCCAAGGTAATCAAATGCCAGCGAGTTAAGCGTGTAGCTAAACCGGTTCTCGTCTAAAAGAGAAGCGAGGACCATTGTGTCGATGATTTTACCGTTGATGGTAAAACCCATGCGCCTTGCCCACCCCGCGTCGTACTGAGCGTTGTGCATGATCTTGTCGGCAGGGCTTTCAAACACTTTTTTAAGCCAGCGGTTGGCCTGTTTTTCACAGATGTTGCCGCCGCCAAAGTGCCTGATGGGGATATAACCCTTCCAGTTTTCTGTGGCAACGGCGTAGCCTACGACTTCTCCATCTCCTGTGGCCCATCCGGGTCCAGAGTTTTTAATGTTCGGGTCCTTGGTTTCCAAGTCGATTGCGATCTTTTTAGCGCCTGTAAGATCGGGCAACTCGCTTGGTGGCACCCATTCACTGTTCGGCGTGAACATCGCCATCTGTAGGCTCATCTTCTTTTTCCTTGTAGAATACTAAAACAAAGCTTTCGCATGTTGGGCAGGATAGGTTGGTCACCATATCAAAATCTTCTTCAAATATACAGTCCTCATCACCGCCCCATATGAGTTGGGTCTTACAGTGCCAACAGTTCATTCTTCGCCCCCTAATGCTGCGTAGCCGCAAATGTCTACCCAAGAGTCCTGTTTGTTGGACTTCATCAGACGGGCTGCTTTGACCAGAACCATGCAGACCGCCACTTGTTGACGGTTGATCGGTTTTTCTAAAAAGATAGACCACATTTCTGCAATGTCTTGAAAGTTTTGTTTTGCATCGCCGTAGTCATTGGCGCGGTCCCCGTTGATCAGGGCTTCTGCTTCCCTCAATATTTCTTCGCGTGTCATTTGTATAACTTGCTTTCCCACTGGCAGACTTTATTTATGTGCGTGTGCCGTGTTGTTGGGGTGACCATGCCTATTTTTTCTACCCACCCCAGTTTTTGTAGAGACGCCATCATAGCCCCCCATACATTATGATGATGCGGATCAGGCATTCCTTGTGCCCGACAATACGCGCAGATTTTGCCACCTTCGATTATTTTGTTTTCGGCTAAATACCTTGCTGCGTTTTCATAGTATTGTTGCTTCCATTCGTCATCTGCATGAACAAACGCTCTTTCTATTTCGGCTTCAATAAATTCGAAACGACTTTGTTCAGGTGTCATATGTCGTAACTCCTTGTCGCGTCTTCTGGTTCCACCAGATACAAGTTCTTTCTTGTACGGGTTACGCCGACGTAGAAAACGCGATGAACATCGTCGGGCGCAATTCTCATTGTACTGTCCGCAGCGGGTGACAAGTCAGTAAACAACACGACGTTGTCCGCTTCTCCACCCTTGGAGCCGTGGATCGTGGACACTACTATACGGGGCGTTCCGTTAAATTTTTCACCCCTGCGCAGTAGTGCGGTGATGTAGGCTCTATCTCTATCTGCGATGCGGTCCATTGCTTCGGACCAGATCATGTCTTTGGTGGCGATGAGGCCGTGCTTGATTTGCAGATCGTCTATATTGACCAGTTCGTCGTCGGGAACTCCGGTCAGTTTTTTGTATCCCCGTGCGACGCGTTTGCCTGTGGACATGTAGCTGTATATAGTACGAACTATGTCGATGCTTATCTCTCTACCCTTCTGCAGGTCCGTCCATCCGTTGACGGCGTCACTAAGCTTCTGCCCAATGGACCGTGATCCGCGGTATTCGTACAGGTATCCGAAGGACCGCAGGTCTGTGGCGACGGGCTGCAACTGGTATCCTGCTTGCGCGAGGATGAGCCACGAGCCTTCGCTCATGTCTAGTTCACCGACCTGTGCCACACGTGAACACTGTCCACGTTCCTCGCGAGGTTTGTATATTTTCGGATAACGGTGACGTATGCGCTTGCTATGGTTTCTGCAATGGCGTGAACGCTGGATGGGATGCGGTACGATTGCTGTAGTGTTTCGGAACCACCCTCAAGTCCAAGGAAGTGTTCGACATCTGCGCCCGCCCATTTGTAAATGGCTTGGTCATCGTCTCCTGCGCAGTACATCTTGTCAGTTTTTGCTTCGATCAGGTGGGCTATGTCCCACTGCATGGGAGACAGGTCCTGCGCTTCGTCTAGGAAACAGAGATTGAACCGTGGACAAAACTGATGCCCTGTGTCGATGAAGCTTTGCAACATGTCTGTAAAATCGTACAGGGCGCTTTCATGCTTATATGCTCTCAAGCAACGGTCTACGTGATTGACCGTGTTCCAATCATGCTCAATGCTACTCATGTTATACTGCTTGCGCAGAGGAACTTTGCGTAGCCGTGCCAGATTGATCAGACTGAGTATTGGGTCACTGGCTTTCACCATGTCCTGCACGTCATCTTCTAAAGGACTGACGCGCCCCGTCTCAAGCTTAATGCCTATGGCTTTGCTGAGTTCAGCGTAGTTTTCTGGCTGCATGATCTGTTCGGGCCGTATGCCTGACAGGGTTAGCGCAAAGCTGTGCAGGGTGCGGAAATACTGAAGATCCTTCTGTGGGTCCAAGCGAAACCGCGCCGCTGCGCGTTCTTTTGCTTCATTTGCGGCTTTACGTGTGAAGGCGAGAAACCCTATAGATTGTGGTGGAGTTCCCGCTTCCAAAGCTTTGTCTACCATATTTAGTAGTGTTGTTGTCTTGCCTGTTCCGGGGGGTCCAAATATTCTAAACATCAGAAAGGTGCCTCATTCTTGGCGGCAAAGATCGGCGTCGCAAGTTCAATGTCCCCGCTTTCGAACGCCGGTATTCTCCATACGCGCACAATCCGCCCCTTAATTCGGAGCAACATGCTTTCACCGTGTATGTCCCGTAAGCGCTGCGCAATCTTGTGCGACTTCAACTCAAAGAACTTATTCTTTTTGAGAAACGCCTCAAAGTCTTTTAACCGGAAGTAAGTCTTTTGCTCTTCCTCGTCGGTCCACGGGCGGCGGAGTAGGATCTCTTCCTTGTCTTGCGCGGTTTGCAGCAACACGCAGAACTCCTCT